CTATACAGCAATGGTTGTTATAGATTCTACTGAAAAGCCGCACAGAGTTGTGGCTAGGTATCGAAACAATACCATCTCACCCTTCGATGTCCCTCCTGAACTATATGCTCTGGCAATAAAATATAATAATGCCCACTTGCTAATCGAAGTAAATGACATCGGTGGCCAGATTGCCGATGTTATGCACGAAGAGTTTGAATACGAAAACATCATTCAGACCACAATGATGGGTAGAGCTGGTCAGAAAGTTTCGCTTGGCTTCGGGAGAGGAACGAAACAAAGAGGCGTTAGAACCAGCGCAGCAGTCAAAAAATTAGGGTGTGCTGTTCTAAAAACGCTAATTGAGCAAGATAAGTTACTTGTTAGGGATTATGACATCATTCAAGAATTGATGACATTTATTTCCAAACATCAGACTTATTGTGCTGATGATGGCTATACAGACGATTTAGTTATGTGTTTAGTTCTCTTTGGATGGCTCACCCGGCAGGGCTACTTCGAAGAGATCATAGATTTACAGAGGAAAAAAATTATAAATACCACAGAGAAAGAGGAGGAAGAGAATACCACATTTTTTATGGGTCCAAATGAATTTGATGTGGATAAAACATTTAAGGAAGGTAACTCTCTTTGGTTTACTGAGGAATAACAAATATGGCATCAATTAACATTTTCGAAAATTCGACCCCAATAATTCAAGGAAGCGATGCTGAAGCGTCAACTCACTTGGCCGCATTTATTTGTGGATATTCTCTATACCACAAAATGACTGAGCAGGACACCACCCAGCTTGGTTATAAAGTCTTTAACACAAAAGACGAATTAGTTTCTGTATTTAATATTGATGTTCTGAGTGGTGTATGTTCTGGTTTCCCTGCTGGAGCTGGTTTTAGTGGTGGAACAATTCACGATAGAGAATTACATTCTGCTATAAACTATCTTCTTTATGGCGGTATTCTAGTAGCAGCAACTGGAGCAAGCGCACTAAATAACACAAATCTAGCAATTGATAGCGTTTTCTGCGAAGATAATGCCAAATTCCAGGATGTAATTACTTTAGTAAATTTACGCCAAGACTGCGTTGGTATTGTAGGTTCATCGGCAGAATATCATAATGGAGCTTCTGCCACATATCCAACAGCAACTTTTGCCCCATATTCAGTTTACGGAATAACAGGAATTACTGGTAACACAGGAAATGACGAAAACTTCTTCAGCATAATTGGAAGAAAAACTGTAGATCGATTCTACGGAATAACTGGATCTGTCAATCTACTACTAACTTCTGATGTCGCTGGTCTAATGGCTTCTGTAGATGTAGGTTTTGGTCCATGGAATCCACCTTCAGGAATTCGTAAAGGCGAAGTCCAAAGATTTACTAATTATGAACCAAAATTAAGTGAAACTAATATTGATACATTAAATGATAATTACGGTATCAATAGTTTAAGTGGGATCTACGGATACCCTGATAGGGTCTTTGTCATGGGCGATTCTACTCTAGAAAAAGTTGATCCAGATAGAATGCACATTGGTATCTCTAGACTAATTCTTCACATCAAGAGAGGAATTAAACCACTACTACAGGGCGTACTTTTCGAAGTAAACAATAATAGCACAAGAACTGCTCTTTCAAATGCCGTAACTAGCTTCCTTGAAAGAGTAAAGAATAAGGGTGGTATTTCAACCTATACTGTTACTTGCAACGAAACTAATAACACGGAAACGGTTATTAATGCTAAACAATTGGTAATCGATATAACATTCATTCCATATTACACAATTGAATCAGTAACATTTAGATTTGTTCTATCACAAGCTTAATGGCTTTAAACTATTCCATAAAGGAAATAGAGAATAAAAAGATCGTAGATGGGGGTTTCCTCATCTACGATTCTCTATTTTTTAGTGTTCTTGGAATAACAGAAAAGCATAAAACTTTAGAATCTGTATACGATTTTACCAAACTTATAAACTCTGCTGATTTCACTCAGATAGATTCTAGTATCACAGATTCGGACTTATTTTTAAAAGAACTGAATAGTTCAACTTCTACTTCATATAGAAGCAATCTTAGGAAAATAGATTTTTATTTTAACTTTATATTAGATGCTTTGCATTATAATTACAAAGTTTATCTTATAAATGCATCTACAGAAAGTAATGTATTTGAAATACTTAATAGATATGATTTGGATTTTTTAGTGTACGATCCAATTAAAACTACAATAGCTACGGATTTCAAAACTGAAATAAAGTTAAAAAATATACCAGTTCTATTCAATTCATCTGTATCGTCTTCTTCATTTAAACCAATTGAAAATTTTTATATCCTTAATAATGTTACAGATTTAAATTATCAGTTTGATAATTTTTACGCTAGATCTGAACTGAATGATACTGATTTTAACCAATTATCATTTACTGTTGCTGGTGCTAAAAGAATAAAAAGATATTATGGAGATGAAAATATTACAGATGATAGCGAATATTCTAATTCTCCATATGTTCTAGTTTCTTTACTCAGCGATATATCTGGAATGCTAGCTAGAAGCTATTCCGAATATCCTTGGGTTTCTATCGCTGGATTTAGAAATGGAAGAGTTTTGAATCAAAGATTTAGTAAAATAGCTTTGTCTTCTATAAGATATTCCGAAGATATTATTCCCCAGACTCCAACAAATATAACACTATCTTCTGGCTCAAAATTAAACACAGCGCATTCCAGAGGAATAAACACTGTATTGAATTTGCCAAGTCCAACTGGAAAGGAATATTATCTTGCCAGTGATTTATCTGGTATAACTTCATCTGAAAATGAGGTTAAAAAGACCTTTTCTTATGGAAATTTATTTTCCTATATTGCAAGAAATAGTAAACAAGTAATAAATGAATATCTCTTTGAGCCAAACACTCCAGAGAATAGAGAAAGAATAACTATTAAGTTAAATAGAATGATGGAAACTGTAAAAATTAATAATGGTGTTGAATACTATACGGTTACATGCAACGATAGCAATAATACCACAACTACAATTGCCCAAAGTAAATTAATAGTCGATTTATCCTATAAACCTATACAGAGTCCAAGCGTAATAAATCTAAACTTTACTACATAATAAAAGAATTAGAGGATAAATTACATGGCAAATAGTATCCAAGATTTCATCAATGGGTTTAGAGGTGGTACTAGAAAAAATAGATTTAAAGTAACTGGAACTTTTCCTTCTGGTGTTGGAGGAGATCCCGCGAAATTAGAATTTCATGTTCTTTCTGCATCTTTGCCAAATTCTACTCTTGGAATTGTTAATTTCCCATATAGAGGAAGATTGATTCCCTATGTCGGAGATAGAACATACGAACCATGGGATATTTTAGTTTTAGATGATAGCGTAGCTGGTCTTTACAACGCATTTCAGGGATGGACTGAATTAATAAACAATCAAGAAACGAATGAACATGCTTATGTTGCGGATGATAGCTGGTTTGGTGGCAGTGCAGACGGGGCAGCTATTCAAGATTCCTCTTGGTTTATTGAACAATTAGATTTAAACGGTGCTCCAATTAAGAAAATTACTCTAAGATCTTGTTGGCCAAGCACTGTTAGTGCATTGCAATTTAACATGGCCGAAACAGGATTTAATTCTTTTGCTGTAAGAATGAATTACAATTATATTCAGGTAGATGGCATTAACACATAATCATGTCTATTCAATCCTTCATCACTAATTTTAGAGGAGGAACACGAAAGAATAGATTTCGTGTGACATGTACTATTCCAGGATTTACAATTCCTCCACCACCCACTGGTTCTGATAATGATTATACACCTATTGCATTACAATCTGCTGGACCTGGAGAACCATCAGCGTTTGGTGGATTTGACGATTTTCATGTTCTTGCAGCGGCATTACCAACCTCTATTATAACAACAAATCCAATTGATTATCAGGGTAGAAGAATTTTATATCCTGGAGATAGAATCTACAGTGGAGATGGGTTTAATGTTTGGACTGTTACTATACAAGATGATATTCCATCATCTGTTGCAACACAAAATAAATTAAATAATTTATGGACCAGATTGCATGGATGGTCTAATGGAATTAATTCTCATAGATACAACACTGGTAACACAAAACCGATTACAGAAACAGATATAACTGTTGATCAATTAAATTTAAATGATACTGGTGTTCCTCTTAAAAGAGCAATACTAAAAAATGCGTGGCCACAATCAATAAGTCCAATTGATATGGAAATGCAAGCAAGAGATCAATATAATACATTTGATGTGACTTTTTGTTTTAAATATGTAATATACGAATAATTCAAATAATAAAGGTAACAAAATGTCAATCCAACAATTCATAGACAATTTCGAAGGCGGAACAAGAAAGAATAGATTCAGAGTTAGAATGACTGATGGACCATCATATGTAACAGCAAATATTGATGATTTTCATATAGAATCAGCTGCTCTGCCAACCTCTATTATAACAACAAATCCAATTGATTATCAGGGTAGAAGAATTTTATATCCTGGTGATAGAATCTACAGTGGAGATGGGTTTAATGTTTGGACCATGCGTGTATTAGACGATCTTGATAATCCAGCACTTGGTGTAACACATAAAAATTTGTGGAAGGGTTTACATGCATGGAGCGATAGCATAAATGACCATGTAACAAATACAGGAAATTCTTTAGAATTCGGAACAATTGTTGTAGAACAGTTAAATTTGAATGCAAAGGAAGCAAATCCAATTGGTGGTGGTCCTCCTGTTGACGGTGGAGTGTTAAAACAAGCAACATTAATAGATTGCTGGCCTCAGTCTATAAGCACAATTGACTTTGAGATGCAGGCTAGAGATCAGTATAACTATTTTGATGTGACTTTCTGTTTCAAGTATGTTCAATATTCATCATAAATAACAGAGAAGGATTTTATATAATGGCTTATAAACTATTTGGTTTCACAATACGCGGAAAAGGAGAGGAAGAACAACTTTCTCTTCAAAATTTCACCACCCCAGAAGAATTTGATGGTTCTTATACAGTAGAAGGAGCTGGAGTATACGGCACTTTTATTGACTTCATGGGTTCATTGAAAGATGAACAAGCATTAATTGCTCAATATAGAGCAATGTCGTTATTCCCAGAAGTCGATACTGCGATTGATGAGATCACTAATGAATGTATCGTTATGGGAGCCGATAGAAAGGCTGTAAAACTTGACTTATCAAAAATTCAGTTTTCTGATAATATCAAGAGCAAAATTTATAGCGAATTTGATAATATCTTAAAGCTATTAGACTTTCAAGATAAAGGATATGAAATCTTTAGACGATGGTATGTCGATTCAAAACTATACTATTACATTTCTATAAATTCTGAAAATCCATCAGAAGGTATAAAGCAACTAATACCATTAGACTCTACAAAAGTCAAAAAAGTAAAGAAAGTAAAAACTAAAAACACTCGCCAAGACGGTAGCAGTTTATCTCTAATTAAAGACATAGAAGAATTTTATGTCTATACAAATACCGATAAAAATTCAGTAGTAGGAACTCCTACATCTGGTCTTAAGATATCTCCAGACTCAATCGTATTCTGCCATTCTGGAATGGTTGATATGAATTCGAAGAGAGTCGTAGGATACCTACATAAGGCAATCAGACCACTAAACATGTTACGACAAGTAGAAGATGCCATTGTCGTATATCGCATTTCTCGCGCTCCTGAGCGTCGTATATTTTATATCGATGTCGGTAATTTGCCAAAGCAAAAGGCCGAACAGTATGTTCGTGAGCTTATGAACAAGTATCGTAATCGTATGATTTACAACCAGACAACTGGTGAAATTAAAGACGATAGAAACCAAATGGCGATGCTTGAAGATTACTGGTTACCTCGCCGTGAAGGTGGTAGAGGAACAGAAATCTCAACCCTGGATGGGGGACAGAATCTTGGCGAACTAACTGATGTAGAGTATTTCAAGAAGAAGCTTTATTACGCTTTAAATATTCCTCCGTCCCGTTTGGTTGGAGAAAACGGCTTCAATCTTGGAAGATCGGCTGAAATCACGCGAGATGAAGTCAAATTCTATAAATTTATTGAAAGATTGCGTAATAAGTTTGCCCAAGCCTTTATGCAGCTCCTAAGAGTACAACTAATTCTTAAGGGAATAATTACAGAAACTGATTGGGATGATATTAGCAATAATATTAATTTTGTTTTCAATAAAGATTCTTACTTTACCGATCTAAAGGACGCAGAAATTCTGTCTGCCAGAATGGAATTGGCCGCTCAAATGGAGCCAATGATTGGCAAATACTACTCATCTCTTTATATAAAGAAAAATATTCTAAAGCAAACAGATGAGGAAATTGATCAATTAAATAGAGAAATGGCAATCGATATTGCCAAACAACAGCAAGAGCAAATGATGCAAATGCAAATGGCTCAAGAGACAGAACAGCCAGAATAATAATTTATAAATAATAAAGGAAAAAAATATGAAAGCTAAAACTATACTCAAAACAATTCTGGAAGAAAATGCAATCGGGGCAAAAAAACTAATTGCTGAGGAATTGACTCTAAAATTAGGTCAAAGATTGGCCGAAGAATACATTGTTGTTGCTAAATCTACATTCAATGAAGCAGATAAAGATTTAGCAAACAACTATCCTCCCTTTGATAAGGTTACTAGAGGAGACATCATTGCTGCTGGTAAAGATGAAGAGCAGGATGGAGAAGTTGAGGGTGACGAAGAGGAGATGGACGAAGAAGAAATGGAAAATGATGAAGAGGAATGTGATTGCGAAGATTGCGATAAGGAAGAAGAATGAAATTAATCACAGAAACAGTAGAAGAAGTAGCTTATCTAACTGAAAATAAAGACGGTGAAAAGCAATTTTTTATCGAAGGTGTTTTCATGCAGGCTGAACAAAAGAATAAGAATGGCAGAGTTTATCCAAAGCCAATTCTTGCCAAAGAAGCCAATCGCTATGTTACTGAATATGTGAATAAGAATCGTGCTCTTGGTGAACTAAACCACCCAACAGGTCCTTCAGTAAATCTTGACCGTGTTTCTCATAAAGTCACCTGGCTCTACGAGAATAACAACGATTTCTACGGTAAGGCTAAGATTCTTGATACTCCATGCGGTCAGATTGTAAAGAATCTAATGAGCGAAGGTGTCAAGCTTGGAGTCTCAACCCGTGGAATGGGTTCTTTAGAAAAGCGCGGTGGAGTAAATGTTGTGAAGGAAGACTTCATGCTTGCTGCTATTGATATCGTCGCAGATCCTTCAGCACCAAATGCTTTCGTCAACGGAATCATGGAAGGTAGAGAATGGGTCTGGGATAACGGTCTTCTCAAAGAACAGCAAATTGCCCAATACCACAACACTTTGAAGAACACTCCTTCAAGAAAACTACAATCAGAGTCAATCAAGCTTTTTGCAGATTTCTTAAGAAAAATTAAATGAGTTTAAATCACAGACAATTTCATTTTCTAGAAGAAAGTAATAGAAATATTAATTTTAAAAAATTAAATTCTAATATTTTGAATAGTTCATTGAATGAAGCCAAAATAAGTTCTGGTAGAAAATTACTTGATATTTTGACCGGAGGAGTCTCAAAGGGAAGAAGAGGAACTTCTCTATCGGATCTTGCTCGTTTAGGTTCTGGAGGTCTTAAAGCATGGGCAGAAAATCAATTAGCATATTCTAATTATCTGGCAAATGAAAAGCAACAAGGTCCTTTGGGAAGACTTGGTGGGGAATATAGAGAAGCAGGAATGAAAGCATTCCTTGCTCCATATAGAATGGCTCCACAAGCTTTAGAAGGAAGCGTGTCAGCAAACTTAAGCAGAACTGGAAGAACCAGTAAAGCATCACAGATACAATACGGTCCTGCAAAATTCTAAACATATATAAAACGGAGAAAATAATATGAACGATACATCAGTAGAAATGGATATTTTAGGAAAAACTGGATTTGATGCTGAAGGTAAGGGTTTTATTCTTCAGACAAAGAATCCTCCTGCCGAAGGTCTAGCTCAAATGAACATGAGAAGTGTTCAAGGTCCAATGGGCCAAGTAATGCAGCCCGGTCAGGAACAAGCAGCACAAGGTCAAGAAGAAGATGAATCTTCAGAAGAAAATCTAAAGGAACATCTAGCTGCCCTTTTTGCAAACACAAATCTTTCAGAGGATTTTGTTGAGAAGGCTAAGACCATTTTCGTTGCAGCAGTCAACGAAAGAGCTAATGCTCTTGCTGCTCGTATTAACGAAGCTTACAAAGTCGAATACTCAGCTGCACTAGAAGGCACTGTAAACGAACTAACAGAAAAGGTTGATGACTATCTAACCTACGTCGTTGAAGAATGGATTAACGAGAATAAGCTTCAGGTCGAAAGAGGAATCAAAGTCGAATTGGCTGAGAACTTCATCTTTGGTCTTAAGAAGCTCTTTGAATCAAACTTCATCGATGTTCCAAACGAAAAATACGATGTTCTTGATGAGCTTTACACCACAATTGAAGAGCAGAACGATAAGCTCAATGGTGCAATGAACGAGAACATCAATCTAAAGAAGAAATTACTTGAATCAGCTGCTGTTGCTGTATTTGCCCAGGAAACTCAGGGCCTTGCTCATACCCAAATCGAAAAGCTAGCAAATCTAGCAGAAGGTATGGAGTACGATAGCGCAGACCAATTCAGAAATAAGATTCAAATTTTAAAGGAAAGCTATTTCGGTAACGGACATGTTTCTTCACAAGCAACTCCAGTTGCAATGCCAAGAGTTTCTAGAAAAGTAGACATTCTTGACACTGCTTCTGAACCAGAAATGATTGTCGAAGGACACATGGATGTTTACAGAAAAGCCATTAGTAGACACATAAAGAAATAATTTTAATACATAATATACTTAGGAGAAAACAATGAATTTTGACGACTCAACACCATACGATATTTTAACTGAGAAGTGGGAACCAGTTTTAAGACACGATGCCCTCCCACAAATCGAAGACACTTACAAGACCAAGGTAACTGCTGTTCTACTTGAGAACCAAGAGCAGGCCATGCGTGCTCAGAGACTAACTGAAGACAACACCCTCGGTGGAGTCATCAGCAATGTCGCTAGCCCAGCATCAAGCAACATCGCTGGTTATGACCCAATCCTAATCAGCCTTGTTCGTCGCGCAATGCCTAATCTCATTGCTTACGACATCTGCGGCGTTCAGCCCATGACCGCTCCAACCGGACTCATCTTCGCAATGCGTCCCAAGTACGACCCACAGGGTGGTACTCGTAAGGAAGCAATGTTCCAGGAACCATTTGTTCCCTTCGGTGGTTCAGGTGGTACTTCAGGTTTTGATGCCTATCCAACTTATAGCAACACCTACGGCCTAACCCTATTCGGTGGAGGCGTATCTGGTGCTACCAGAACATCTGCTCTATACGGAGCTGATTTCAAGGGTATGCTAGTTGGCGAAGCAGAAAACCTCGGTGGTAGCAAAGCATTCCAGGAAATGGCATTCACCATTGACAAGGTCGCTGTTCAGGCTAAGACCCGTGCTCTAAAGGCAGATTATACCACTGAACTTGCTCAGGACCTCAAGGCTGTTCACGGACTTGATGCTGAAACCGAACTCGCTAACATTCTCAGCACTGAAATTCTTGCTGAAATCAACCGCGAAGTCGTTCGTGGCATCTATCATGTCGCTAAACTCGGAGCACAGCAGAGCGATCTTTCTTCAGCCGCAATTCAAGGCGGTAAT